ATACGCACAGACATCCTGCTAGACAAGGCCAAGCGTGGCTGACTGGCACCAATCACTAGCCTGGAAACAAGCAAGAGAACAAGCCAAGAAAAGCCTTGACCCAATCTGCTCAATCTGTGGCAAAGAGCTCGAGGGTAGTGACTGGACAATAGATCACATCATCGCCCCAGGTAACGGTGAACCAAACCATAACCTCGAGAACCTCCAATCCATGTGCCGAGCATGTAACGGACGCAAGCAAGACCGCACATACAAGCGCATCCCATGGCGCAGTGACCGCTGGAAATAGACCGCCCTCCAGATAAAGCGGGGGGAGGGGTATCCGGTAGCCCCCCGCACCACCCAGACAGGACAACATGTCAAAGCACAGAGCAGAACCGTTCAGGAAACCGCCAGAATGGCGTGGCAGGGCACTACGCAACCGTTGGTATGCATTCATCAAGCCAGACTTACGGAGGCGTTACAGAGCCTTACAAGGCTTTATAGAGCAAAATCTGGAAAACTTTGTAAAAAAATTGAGATAGCGTTTATTTCGTGACGCGCTCGGAATCCCGCGCAAGCATTTTCTTTTTCATAAACCAGTCAAATTATTCGGAGGTTGGAACCAAATGGTCAGAAACTCAATCCAAACGTGGCTAGATAGCCTCAACTTGAACCTAGAACAAATGGTGCTGGCTGGGTTAGCCCTCCAGCTCGCATCCCAGTTCGATTCCGAGGCGAATACGTCGACCGCGGCCGAGTTACGCAAGACTGTGCTCGAGATTAGCCGCCAGGTCAAAGGCCAGCAAGTTGAACACGATCCATTGGCAGAATTACTAACAAGATAGGAAAGACATGACACAGATAACTCACTACTGGCAGGTCGCTTGCTCGGCTTGCAACTCCGTTCAATACGGTTTCGGCGACAAACCGCTGGACGTTACCAACCCAGGCATCCGCTGCAGCGATGACAGTTGCGACGGCAACTGTTATGTCATTAGCCAAACCAAAGACAAAGACACTTGGGTGGCGCAGAACGAGGCGTTGACCACTTACATGTCCAATCGCTAATGCTGCAACTACCCGCACGGTTCACCGCACCGCTCACCGAGGAGTTCGTCACAGACGGCGACCGCCTTATCAAGCTCATGGAATTGTGCTGGGTCACACCCGAGACGGATGAACCTATCAAGCTCGACGAGTGGCAGAAGTGGTTGCTTAGGCACATCCTGGAACGCTACCCCGCAGACCATGAGTTTTACCCTGGGCAATTGCGCTACCGTCAAGTTTTGGTCAGCATGGGCAGGCAACAGGGCAAGACCGTTATCGGCGGAGGGCTGGCCTTGGAAAGCCTCCTCTTCCAAAAGGGCGATGTGACTTCTATCGCCTCGAGCTATGACCAGGCAACGATTATTTACGATCGCGTCAAGCACGTCATCGACTTTCACGGCTGGTTGGCTAAACGGTTCAAGCGCACCACCGAAACTCGAGGCATCGCCAAGGCAGACGGTGGCGGGAAATACAAAGTCAGCCCGGCTAAAGAGGGCGCGCTCCAGGGCAAGCCATTCGTGCGCGTGATTCTCGATGAGGGTCACTTGGCTAAGAAAGGTATTTGGACAGCCGCCACAAAGGGCACTACCGCCATGGATGACGCCATGGTCATAATGATTACCACCGCAGGCGACCAGACCTCAGAGACGCTCATAGAGCTTTACAAGTCAGCCGCGAAAGCAATCGAGAACCCCGCAAGCAACGAACGCTTTGGCGCGTTCATCTGGGAGGCTCCGACTAGCGCACCAATCGACAGCGCAGCTGCAATCATGACCGCGAACCCCGCAATCGCCTGTGGTCGCATTCCCATAGATCGAGTGTTGTCCGACATCCTCACCCAGCCCGAACATGAGGTTCGCCGCTACACGCTCAACCAGTTCATCTCAGGCACCGCCGCTTCATGGCTACCAGGCGAGCTCTTTAAGGCGGCGACCGGTCAAGGCATCTCGAACATGCAAGGCGTGGTATTTGCCGTCGATGTTGCGCGCAACTGGGAATACGCGACAATCGCCGCGGCCAACTCAAACGGTGACATCCAAGAGACCGAGATAGTGGCATCGCTGGTCGCGCCAACCGAACAGCAACTCTTCAACGAATTGACCCGCCTTTACACTCAACACTCACCTCGAGCAATCGCCATGGATGACCGCAACCTCAACAGCCTGGCAAAGCGTATGAAGTTGGCTGGCATACCGGTCTGGTCATTGTGGACTAAGGAAGTTAGCCAAGCCTGCTCGGCCGTCTATGCCATGTTTGCCACTGGCACGGTCAAGCACAATAACGATCCATTGCTAGTCGTCCAGACACAGAACGGCGTCACGAAATACTCAGGCGAGACTTGGCTGATTAGCCGAGAGAAGTCAAACGGCGAAATCGACGCGCTACTTGCGACGGTGTTTGCGCTCTATGTGTCGAGCCGAGCACTCACTCCTGGCATCCAAGTTTTCTAGCGCGACACGCCTCAAATGTCGAGCATGTCACTTCATGCCCTAGACTTGTGGTATGGCAACTTTATGGCAGCGCATCACAGGCCGCGTTGAAGAAACGCGCGCAGTCCAGCCGACCATTCCGTCTCGAGCTGCGACTTACGCAACCCCAGAGCTAGCACTCTCACTCACAGCCGTTTACCGCGCTGTGCAGATCATCGCTACTCCGATTAGCAAGATGAACCTCCGCACGTTCCGCTACGCAACTGGTATGGAAATGCAGGTCGAGAACCCAATCCTCGTCAACAAGCCGAGCCTGCTCGAGAGCCGCCGCGACTTTCTATTCCAGACCGTCGTTGCTCTTGGCCTCGAGGGCAACGCATTCTGGCTCAAGAATCGCGGGCGCGACGGCCAGGTAAACAACTTGACCCTATTGCCAGGCAACGCAGTCAGCATCCAATACGTCAACAGCAACGACATCACTCAAGGCGTGGTCTATTACTACATGGGCGTGAGATACACCCAAGACCAAATGGAGCACCTCAAAATCTTCAGCCGCGCTGGATTCCTACGAGGGCTCTCACCTATCGAGATATGTAACCGAGACATAGCCTCGGCCTTAGACTTGCGCGACTACGCTGCCAACTGGTTCAGCGCGGCTGGAGTTCCAACCGGTATCTTGACCACCAACCAGATGCTAAACCCAGCTGACGCCGAAGCCGTAACCGCTACCTGGCACAACAAGCAACAGAACCGTCAGGTCGCAGTATTGGGCAACGGCTTTGACTACAAGGCAATCTCACTTAGCCCGCGCGACGCTTTGTTCACCGACATCCAGGAGCAGGCCGTTCGCCAAATCGCGCGACTCTTTGGTATCCCAAGCCGTCTACTCTTGACCAGCGTTCCTGGATCATCGGACACCTACACCAACGTCCAGGACGAAAACCAGGTGTTCTACCGCCACACACTCATGGCCTACACCGACGCAATCACAGACGCACTTAGCAACTGTCTACCTCGAGGCAACAGAGTCGAGTTCGACTTCGAGCACCTATTCAAGGCAGACGTTGCAGCTCGTTACGACTATTACAAGACTGGTATCGACGCAGGGTTCCTCAACGTCGAAGAAGTCCGAATCAAGGAAGGTCTAAATGGCTGAAATGGAAACCCGCGAGTTTGAAGTTCGCGCCGACCTCGAGGAGCGCACGATCACTGGCATCGCCGTTCCTTACGGTCAAGACGCCAACATCGGCGGGCAATACACTGAGCGTTTCGTTCCAGGAGCAATCAGCGACGTCGTAGACGTCAAACTCTTTTACGGTCACGAAGAACCAATCGGTAAGGTGCTCACTGGGCGCGACACCGATGAGGGTTACGAAGTAACCGCAAGAGTCAGTGACACCCCTCGAGGCAACGAAGTTCTAACTTTGATGCGCGACGGTGTCCTAAACAAGTTCTCTGTTGGCTTCGTTCCGCTGGAAAGCGAGCGCGACGGTTCAACAGTTACACGCACCAAGGTCTCTCTAAAAGAGATCAGCGTGGTTCCGTTCCCAGCATTCGCGGGAGCAAACATCACCGAGGTTCGAGAGGACGGCGGAACCCCTGCCGAGACCAGCGAACCGCAACCAGAACAGGAAAACCCAATGTCAGAAAACATTGAGCTTGACGTTCGCGCCGTTCAGGATGAAGTTGCGGAAATCCGCCGCCTCGTCGAAGCCGGCCAGACCGTCGCAACACCAGCACCACTTGGCGGCGAGTTCCGCAGCCAGGGCGAGTTCGCTAAGGCTCTCGTAGCCGGCGACACCAAGGCACAAGAGTTCGCTCGCACCGCTTCGACTTCAGCTGACGCTGCAGTAGTTGCACCATGGTTCGGCTACATCAACACCCTTATCGCCAACAACCGTCCAACCGTTTCAGCATTCAGCCGCGCAGCTTTGCCTGCAACCGGTCTAACCGTTGAATACTCGAAGATCGACGCCAACACCCTTGACGTAGATGTTCAGGACCCAGAGAACGAAGCCCTAGCATTCGGTAACTTGACTTTCGAGACCGTTTCAACTCCAGTGAAGACCTACGGTGGTTACACCTCGTTCTCACGTCAGTATGTTGAGCGTTCACAGGTCAACACCCTTGACCAGGTATTCCAGGGTCTAGCACTTGCTTACGCAGGCGCAACCAACGGTGCACTTGTCACCGCAATTGGCGCACTTGACTACACCGGCAAGACTTTCGATGCAGACGGCCAGACCGCTTCATCGCTTGCAGAGGGTATCGCTAACGGTGCAGCTTACATCTTCACCAACACCGGTCTACGCCCAGAGTTCATCCTCACCGGCACCGACGGCTACGTGAAGTTGGCAAAGGTTGCAGCAGGCGACGGACGCCCAGTCCTATTGTCAGACGGCAACGGATTCAACAACATTGGAACCGCGAACATCCCTGGACTCTCAGGCTCTGTCTTTGGTCTACCAATCATCGTTGACCCAGCAATCGGCTCAGGCATCGTCTACATGGCAAACAGCGCAGCTGTAATCACCATGGAGTCTGCAGGCGCTCCGGTTCGTTTGACCGACGGCGACATCACCACCCTCACCGACTCAGTATCTGTTTACGGATACATGGCAATCGCAACTCCACGTGTTGGTGCGATCGTCAAGCTAGACGTAACCGCTTAGTCATCATGGCAGTGACGTTGGAAGAGTTCCAGGCTTATGTCGGAACCGATGAGACTGACTTTCCACAGGAGTGTCTGACTTCAGGGCTTGCCCTAGTCACGCGCTTCATTGGCGCAGTCACCACGGTTCCTACGGCCTTAAAAGACCAGGCGACTCTTATCGCCTCGTCGGAGCTCTTCCACCGTCGCTCCGCTCCTCAAGGTGTGGCACAGTTCGCATCCCTTGACGGAACACCGGTCAGGGTTGCCCGCGATCCAATGATTGCCGTCTACCCACTACTCCAGCCTTACGTTGGGTATGGAGTATGACAACCAACGAGATTACGGCTGCCAAGATTGAGTTCAAACTCGATCTAACAGCTGGCGGTCTAATCGTTTCGGACTTCGTGCCGGAGCGCATAACCCCGCCAATCGTAATCATCAACAGCGGAACGCCCTACCTACGTCCAGCGACTATCGGTAGCGAATACACGCTGGCTCTCGAGCTAATCTGTGTTGCCTCAACAGCGACCAACAAGAAAGCCACCGAGAACCTAGACGCGCTCCTAGAGCAAGTCATCAACGCTTTACCAGGCTACGCAAGAATGGTTCTTGCAGGCCAACCGTTCAATCTACAAACTAACA